AAGGAATAGCCCATGGCTACCACTCTCGCAGAGGCCGCAAAGCTCTCTCAGTCCTACCTCCAGAAGGGCGTTCTGGAAACGTTCGTGCAGGCCAGCTCCGTGCTGGACCGCATCCCCTTCATGACCATTCAGGGCAACGCCTACTCGTACAACGAGGAAGCCACCCTCCCCGGTGTCGCGTTCCGTGCGGTAAACGGCAGCTACACCGAGTCAACGGGTACCGTCAACCAGAAGTCCGAGTCTCTGGTCATCACCGGTGGAGACGCTGACGTTGACAAGTTCATCGTGCAGACTCGCGGCGACGTGAACGACCAGCGCGCGGTTCAGACCGCGCTGAAGGTCAAGGCGCTGTCTTACCAGTTCCAGGACTCGTTCTTCAACGGTGACACTGCCGTCGATGCGCTCTCGTTCGACGGGCTGAAGAAGCGTCTCATCGGTGGCCAGGTCATTTCGTCCGGCACCAACGGCGCTTCGATCCTGACCGACACGGTGTCCATTCACGCCTTCTTTGACAGGCTGGATGAGCTCGTGGCGTCTGTCTCTGGCCTCGACGGCGGAAACGGCGCCCTGTATGCCAACGCCAGCATCATCGGCAAGATCAAGTCGGCTGCGCGTCACATCAACGCTGACGTGTTCGTTGAGAAGGACATCAACGGCAAGCGTCAGGTTGTTTGGAACGGCATCCCGATCCTCGACGCCGGCTCGACCGCTGCCGGCGTAAACGTGCTCCCGCAGACGGAGACGCAGGGCACGAGCACGATCGCGTCGTCCATCTACGCGGTGAAGTTCGGACAGTCCGAGGGTGACCAGGCTGTTACCGGCCTGACCAACGGTGGCGTGCAGGTCTACGACCTCGGCGAGCTGGAGACCAAGCCCGCTTACCGCACCCGCATCGAGTTCTACACGGGCGTCGCTGTCTTCGGCGGAAAAGCCGGAGCGCGCCTGACTGGTGTCCTCGCCTAATGGCGGTAAAAACTCCATTCACTGAGCCTGCTGTTGCGGTCGCTCCCAAGGGTCGCCACGAGGTATTCACGGCGACCCGCCCGGACGGCACTGTCGTCACGGTTGATCGCAACATCGACACCGGCGTTCAGACGGTAACCGACAAGTAAGCAACTGCGTAAGGGCGGGTCTTCGGACTCGCCCTTTCGCGTTCACCCCGGAGGTGCCGCATGGTTTGGACTATCGCTGAAAATGTGCTCGACGCGTGGATCGGCGACGACGGGCCAGCCGACACGTTCCTGATTGATACGTGGATCGGCAAGGCTGAACGCCTGATCCGGTTCAAGATTCCGGGCATTCAGGCGCGCTTGGATGCTGGCGAGGTCGACCTGCTCGAGAACGTCGTTGACGTTACCGCGGCCATGGTTATCCGTAAGTTCCGCAACCCCGAAGGCATCCGGCAGTCGAACACCACGACGGGGCCGTTCACTGAGTCGCGCACGTATGGCGGCAATGATCCGGGCGAGCTGGTGCTACAGGACGACGAGGTTTCTCGGCTGGCTGGGGCTACGGGTGGTCATGCGTTCAGTGTGAGCATGATCCCGTCGACCTCGCCGTTTTATGTGGCGTCGTGAGTCGCCGCATTTCGGAGCTCGTCTCGCATGAGGCGTTCGTCGCGGGCGCTGAGGATGCTCACGGGAATCCGGTTCGCGCGTGGCTGCCTGCCGTTCAGGTTGGTGTCTTCGCGTTCGATCCGGGGTCTACGTCTGAGCCGCGCGAGGCTGGACGCGACCGGGTGATTGTCGAACCGACCGTGTACATGCCTACGGGCGCCCTGTTCGCGCCTGACGACCGCGTGACGGCCCGTTCTATCCGCTACGAGGTCGAGGGCGTCACGCGCGAATGGCGGCATCCCAATGGGCGCCGCGAGGGCAACGTTGCAACACTGAGGAGGGTGGCGGGCTAATGACTGTCGACAAGATCAAATGGAACATGAGCGGTTTCCGGCAACTGCGGAAGTCGCGCGAGGTCATGTCGGATCTCATCAAGCGGGGCGCCGCGATCGCTGGGGCATCTGGCACCGGATACGAGGCATCCCCGTTCACGGGCAAGAATCGCGGGCGGGTTTCGGTTATCACGGCAACCCCGGAAGCAATCGAGGACAACGCGGCGCGAAATAGCCTGGTCAACAACTTGGAGGCGGGCCGATGACGGAAGTTATCGCGTTCCCGGACGCCGAGGCGTTCGCCGTCCTGTTTTTGCGGGCGCAGTTCTCGGCACGCAGCATGTCGGCGGGCGCGAGTACGAAAGTCCCCGCGAGCATCCCGAATGGCCATGTGAGGGTGTCTCGTGCTGGTGGCGGGCAACGCGATCTGGTGACGGATTCGCCGCGGCTGCTGCTCGAATGTTTCGCCGCCGACACGGTGGCGGCTTCCGACCTCGCCAAGGTGACTCGGGCGCTCTTGCTCGCGGCTGCCCGGCTGTCCGACGAGGTGACGCGCGCTGTCGATGGTGGCGGCGTAGCTTTTCTCCCTGACCCTTCTACCAACAACCCGCGTTATCAGTTCGTAGTGCAGCTCGATCTTCGAGGCGCAACGATCTAGGCACGACCACCCCCTACCAAGGCCAGCGCAACTCGCCTGAAAGGCACAGCATAATGGCAAACACTTCTTCCAACGTTGTCTCCGGAAAGCCGCTCGCCACTGGCGGGATTCTCATCGCTCCTGCCGGCACTGCCGGCCCCACCGACGTTTCCACGGCCCCAGTCGCCGGGTTCATCGGTGCCGGCTACATCGGTGAGGATGGCGTCACCGAGGGTGGCGAACGTTCCACCGAGAAGATCAAGGCGTGGGGCGGCGATACCGTCAAGATCGTTCAGACCGAGCACTCGTTGACGTACAGCTTCTCTTTCATCGAGACGCTCAATGCTGACGTGCTCAAGTCGATCTATGGCGACTCGAACGTCACCACGACCGCGGCAACCATTTCGTCGGGCACGATTCACAAGGTGCTCGTGACCAGCGACACTCTCCCGCACAAGGCGTACGTCTTCGAGATCAAGGATGGCGACGCCCGCATTCGCATTGTCGTCGCTGACGGCCAGATCACCGAGGTCGGCGAGATCACCTACTCCGACTCTGAGGTCATCGCGTACACCGTCACCGTCGAGTGCTTCGCGGATGCCAACGGCGTCAAGGCGACCAAGTTCCTGGACAACGGCGTCTTCTCCGACGTTTAGTCCTCACAATCTCCGGGCGCAGGTTCCTGCGCTGGCCACCTGCGCCCGGTTCACCCCTTTTATTGGCCAGCGATTACGAAAGGTCAGCGCCCATGGTTTACGAAGTTCCCGACTACAAGAAGTCCATCAATCAGAACAAGTTTGAGTTCACGCTCGACGGCAAGACGTACACGGCGACCCGGTTCGACCTGCTCCCGGTCGATTTCGTGGAGAGCGTCGGCGAGATCGAAGAGAAGCACGTCTTGAAGGCGTTGCGTCTCGCGCTTGCTGGCAAGGATGAAGCTCTCGCGGTGAAGCTTGCGAGTCAGCCGCTTCTCGCCATCAAGGACCTCATTAACGCATGGCAGAGTGCAGCCGGGGTAACGCTGGGGGAATCCGAAGCCTCTGCCGACTCCTAGACGAGTTTTCAGAGGCCGTCGAATACGACCTTATTGGCCTCGGCTTGCGACTGCGCGACTTGGGCACGGAGCGTCTGACGTGGCGTGACCTCAAGGTCATCGTGACGCGGATGCCGCAGCACAAGTCAGCGCTTGCCGCCGAGCGGCACCCCGAGGATGCGTCATGGGCACTCACGGAGCACCTACTGGCTGAGGTCGCAGACACGCAGCGCCTGCTCTTGTGGGCGAAGACAAAAGACGGCTCGAAGAACCGCAATCGGCCCAAGCCGATTGAGCGGCCAGGGCGTCGACCTGAGCGGTTCGGTAAGAAGCCGCTCAAGCTCGACCGCATGAAGGAATGGCTCGGCTGGTAACGAGCGCACATCACGGCCACCTACGGGTGGCTTCTCTCATTTAAGGAGCCGCCCATGAGCGTAGAGCTTGCCACCGCGTATATCAGCCTGGTCCCTTCTACCAGAGGTTTCGCCGCTGAGACGAACAAGCAGATCGCCCCTGCAATGGCTAAACAGGGCGGGCAGATCGGCGACGGCATGCTCGCCGGCATCGGCAAGTCACTCAAGGTCGGCGCGGTCGCTGTTGGCGCTCTCGCGGTCGGTGGCATCGGCACCGCGCTGGTCAAGGGGTTCTCCCGATTGGGGGCGCTCGATCAGGCCACGGCGAAACTGTCGGGGCTGGGGCACTCTGCCGAAACCGTCGAGGGCATCATGGCGAACGCGCTGAACTCGGTCAAGGGTACTGCGTTCGGGATGGACGAGGCTGCGTCGACGGCAGCAGGCGCGGTCGCTGCGGGCATCAAGCCGGGCGCTGACCTCGAGCGCACGTTGAAGGCCGTGGCGGATGCGTCCACGATCGCTGGGACCGACATGGGCTCGATGGGTGCGATTTTCAATAAGGTCGCGGCCTCGAACAAGGTCCAGATGGACGTCATCAACCAGCTGCAAGATGCTGGTGTCCCTGCACTGGCTCTACTCGCTGACCAGATGGGCGTCACCGCCGAGGAAGCCTCCAAGATGGCCTCGGATGGCGAGATCGATTTCGCCACGTTCCAGGCTGCGATGGAAGAGGGAATGGGCGGTGCTGCCGCGAAGTCCGGCGAGACGTTCTCGGGCGCGATGGACAACATGGGCGCGGCCCTCGGTCGCGTCGGTGCAAACCTGCTCTCGGGAATCTTCCCGCAGATGAAAGACGGACTCGGCGGCATCACGGACTTCCTCGGCCCGCTCGAGGAAAAGGCCAAGGATGCCGGCGCCGCGTTCAGTGTGTGGGCTGCCGACGTCGGCCCGAAGGTTGTCGACGTGCTCAAGAGTATCGGGGGCTTCGGTGGCAAGGCGTTTGCGTGGATCGGCGACAACATCGGCCTTATCAAGACGATCGGCGGCGTGGTCCTCGGGCTTGCCGCGGCAATCTTGGTCTACCGCGGCGTCGTGGCGCTTATCGCACTGCCAATGCAGATTGCGACCGCTGCGCAGATCGCGTGGAACGTTGCAATGAGCCTAAGCCCCATCGGCATCATCATTGTGGCAATCATCGCACTCGTCGCCGCGATTATTTGGGTGGCGACGCAGACAACGATCTTCCAGGATGCGTGGAAGGTAATGGTTGACATCTTCACCAATTCTGTGGGCATGTTCTCGGATTTCTTCTCAAACACTGGGGGCATGTTCGCCGACTTCTTCGCGAACACCATTGGAATGTTCTCAGATTTCATCGGTAACACTCTGGGGATGTTCGCCGACTTCGGCGCCAGCGTGTCGGCATTCTTTGCACCAGCCATCGACGGGATCGCGGCCATATTCACATGGCTCTATGACAACGTAATCACGCCGGTCATCTTCGGGATCATGCTTTACTTCGGCCTGTGGGCTGCCCTGTTCACCTGGATCTGGACGGCGATCATCGCGCCGATAATGGCTGCGATCGGGGCGGTGTTCGTTTGGTTGTATGAGTCGGCTATCAAGCCGGCCCTCGACTTCATCTCGGCAATCTGGACAAAGGTGTGGAGTGCGATTAGCGCATTCTTCGGCGCAATCTGGGCAGGGATTGTTGCGTTCGTCACAGCGTACATCAACACCGTCATGTCGATCATTACCGCGGTGGGCGGCGCGATCAGTTCCGTCTGGGCCAAGGTCTGGGGCGGTATCAGCTCCTTCTTCGGAGCCATATGGTCGGGCATCGTTGCGTTCGTCACAGCGTACATCAACACCGTACGCACGATCATAACGACGGTCGTAAACGTGATTTCGGGCATCTGGTCGAACGTATGGGGCGGCATTAGTTCGTTCTTCTCCGGCATCTGGGACGGCATCGTGTCGGCGGTCCAGTCGTTCGGCGGGTTCTTCAAGTCGGCGTTCAGTGGCATCTCTGGATTCGTGACTAACGCATTCTCCGGCGTGCTACAAGCGGTGAAGGGACCCATCAACGGGATCATCGGCATTGTCAACGGGGCGATCAGCGCACTCAATGGGCTGTCCGTGGCGATCCCCGACTGGGTGCCGGTGGTGGGTGGGCAATCCTTCGGGCTGAGCCTGCCAACCATTCCCAAGCTCGCCGCGGGTGGCATCGTGTCGAAGCGTCCGGGCGGCATCATCGCAAACGTTGGCGAAGGTCGCTATGACGAGGCGGTCGTTCCGTTGACGCCGGCGTTCCTGAAGTCGCTCGATGGCAGCTCCGACGCGTCCGGTCGCCCGATCTACGTGCAAAACCCGTTTACGGGCGAGTACCTGCTCGCTCAGGTTGGCCAAGTCGCGGGGTCGGTCATGACGGCTGCTGGCCAGTCTCGTGATGCTCAGTTCCGCCGCGGTTGATTCGTTTGCCCGCAATTCAATAAAGGAGCCTCATGGCCAACGCGCCAACAATCACAACATATTTGAGCGATAACCCGTGCCCTCGTGCTGAGGTGCTGTTCACGACTTTTGCCGCGGGGACGGTGAGGGTCACAGGTTATCGCTCGACGGGCTTGCGGAAGTACAGGGTCCGTGGCGTGGTGAACACTCCGGTTGCCGGCGCGCTGACGAGGATCGACTTTGAGATCCCGTTCGGCGTGGCGGTCAGCTACTGGGCCGAGCAGTTCGATGCGTCGGGGCTATCCCTCGGCGAAACGGACAAGACAACCGTCACGCTCAATTGCTGGGAAACGTGGGTGCATAACCCGCTAGACCCGCAGGGCGCGGTGCGTGTTGAGATGATCCAAGGCGCCGCGCAGTCGGTGTCTCGCCCGGTTCCTGGCGAGGTGGTGCGGCCTTTGGGGCGTCACGTCGGCGTGTTTGTCGGCGGGACGCGGCAGGGTGTCACGGGCGTAAATATGGACTGCTACACGGACTCTGACGAAGTGGCAGAGAAGCTCGCTGTCATGGTCGGCGATTATGAATCATCGACCGTGCCCGTGCTGTGTCTCCGCACTGGCGCTGGCATGAAGATGCGCATTCCGCAGCCCTTCTTTGCTGCGGTCCCTGACCCGCGCGAAGAAGGCGTTGACCTGAACCGTGGCGGTTCGAGCATCGTGTGGCGCATGACCGGTGATGAAGTCGCCCCCCCTGCACCTGGCATTTTCATCCCCCTACTCACGAACGCAGACATCAATGCGTTCTATCTGACGAACGCGGCTCTCAACGCTGCGAACGCCACGAATCTAGACGTGAATAGACAGTATTCCTTGATTGGGGCAGCGTAATGAGGGCTCATTCTGACCAGTTGGCCGAAGTTCTTCAG